GTAGGCGGGCACGTTCACGGGGCCGACCTCGTAAAGGCCGGAAGCCTCGACGATCTCGCGGATGGCCTTGCCGCTTTCGTCCGTCGTGTAGCGCTCGCCCTTCTGGCTCACGGTGAAGGCGAATGAGCTTCCCGTCAACAGGCGAGCCCGCACCAAGGCGAGAACGTCGCGGCCTGCCGAAGTATCCGGCGGCTCGACGATGTACGAGATGCCACGCTCGTCGGCGATGATCTCAAGCGTTCCGGCCGACTCGCGGCCCAGCAGCATGTCGCTGTTGTGGTTGTAGTACGAAAGAATCTCGCCCTTCCCCCGCTGGCGGTTCAGCACCTTGTCGAAGGCACCCGGCAGGATTCGCTCGCGAAAGCCACCAAGGTCGAGGGAAAGACGGTTGTATGGCACCGCCAGCCCACGGATCGCCTCGCGCCCGCTGGTGCGCGTCTCGATTTGCAGCTCGCACTCTGGGGCTTCGTCTACGGTCAGGCAGCGGCGTTCAATTTCCATCGGTGGAATCCTCCTGTTCGGCTTCATCCTCGGCGTCGTCGGCCGGGCTTTCCTCGTCCTCGACGGGCGGCGCTGGCATCGGCTCCGGTGCCGGTGGCTCCTGGCCAACCTTGTCGAGCGTGGTCATGTTGAGTTGCACGAAGTGGCGGTCGCCGTCCGGCCCGATCGGGTTCAGGTTTTCCAGTTCCCGAATCTCGTTGATCGTCATCCACCCGTTTTGCAGGGCGCTGACGTAGTAGGCCGACCGGCTCGCGTGGTCGCCACGGAGCAGGCCCGAGACGCTGTGCTCCGCGAAGTAGGTCTCGTCGTCCACGATGAGGTCGCGGGAGATCGCGGCTTCCCACCGCTTCAGGTGCGGCAGCAGGCAGTGCTGGACGAACTCGGTTCCCTGCACCTCGATGTTCGAGTAGGTTGAGCGGGTGAGATCCTGAATCATGTGGGGCGGCACGCGGAACGCACGGCAGATTTCGATGACTTGGTACTGCCGCGTTTCGAGGAACTGCGCCGCCTCGTTCGAGCCGCTGAGCTCTTTGGCGGAAACGCCCGCAGGCAGGACGGCCGTTCGGAAAGCCCTGTCGCTGCCCCTGTGCATTCGCTCCCAACTCTCACGTAGGCGCTCGGCAGCGTCTACGGGAATCGGGTTGCTGCTTTCCAAGATCACACCCGGACGGGCACCGTTGCCGAAGTACGTGGACCCGTGGGCCTCCAACGCCTGGGCCAACCCGATGGCATTCTGAAAGATCTTGTATGTGGGGATCGCCCGAATGCCGTCTTCCGTCGTGAACCGCAGGGCGAAGATCTGCTCCTGCGAATACACGGTCACCTTGCCGTTCGGCTCGCGGTACAGATACCGCAGGCGGCCATCCTCCAGCCGCTCGACCTCCATCCGCGACGAGTGCAGCGGCCACAGTTCCGACACGGCACCGCGAGCACCAGGGCGGATCTCGGCGTAGGACGCACCGTAATGCAAATACATGCCGGTCATCCAATCGCGGAACTCCTGCGCCGTCTGCCAAGGGTTCGGCTGCTGGTGCAGGAGTCGATAAACCGGGTGGCTCGTGGCCTTGGCCTTGCCGCCGTTCGCCATCCGCTCGTAAACGTGCAGCGGCAAAGCGGAGACGGCATCCGAGATCACGCGGATGCAGGCCGTGTAGGCCGAGCAAGCCATGCTGTTGTCAGCGTTGACGCGGATGCCCGAGGGCGTGCGAGACGGCGAAACCTCGGGCCAGTCGATGCCACGCAGGTCGAACATCTTGAAATCGGCGGCGGCGTTTTCGCTCATATGCTGATGATGTCCCAGTTCGACTGTTGGGTGGATGCCGTCGCGTGCATCCCTGCGGCCATCGTCAAGGCCACCATTCCGTCGATGCGTTCGTGGCTTCGCTGCTTACTCGGCTTGATGTTTTGCCCGTCTGTTTGGATGGCGACGTTTCCGGCCTGCCACGTCAGCACCTCGTGGCCGCCGTGCAGCAAAAAGCCGCCGACGATCCACGCCTCAATCTGGCGAGCAGGCGCAGACATGGAGCCGTAGCCCTGCCCAAAGCCTACGACCGGCAGACCATCCTCTTGCAGTAGCTGCGTCAGGTGCGTCGAGTTCCATCTGTCCACGGCTATGTGGCGAATCGTGTACTTCTTGGCCAGGGCCAGGATGTCGTTCCGCACCTGCGAGTAGTCGGTGACGTTGCCCTGCGTCACGTTCAGCAGCCCCTTCCGCTGCCACACGTCATACGGCACCTTGTCGCGGCGGACACGCTGCTGAAGGTTCTCCTCCGGTATCCAGAAGTGGGGCTGAACCCAAAAGGTGCCATCGTCCAGCGGGAACAAGAGCACGAACGCCGTGGTGTCGAACGTCGTGGCGAGGTCGAGCCCGGCGAAACACTCGCGGCCCGTGAGATCGACGGGGCAGGGACTGTTGCCCTTCGCCCAGTTCTGCATGCTGATCCAGCGCGTATCCTGCTCCGTCCAGCAGTTGAGATAGAGTTGCTTGAAGGTGTTCTCGTAGGCTGGCACCTCGATCGCCCGCTGGCATTCGCTCCGCAGGAAGTCTGTTTTGATCGACACGCCTAGGTTCGGATTAGCCAGCGCCCACGTCTTTTCATCCTTCCAATCCGCATCCGGCGGCGCTGCGTAGATCGCAGGCAGGAAGGTGTCGTCTTTGATGGCACCCGACGCCACCGCCTCGGCGTATTTCCAGATTTCCCAGCAGACGCTCTTGCGGTCGTGGCCCGCCGTCGTGATGTAGACCAGCAGCGGCTGCCGTCTCGCGCCCATGCTCGTGGCCATGACATCGACCAGCTCTCGCCCCGGCTGGGCGTGGAGTTCGTCGAAGATCACGCCGTGAGCGTTCAAGCCGTGCTTCGTGAACGCCTCGGCTGACAACGCCTTGTAGGTGCTGTGCGTCTCCTCTCGCACGATGGAGTTGCGGTAAACCTTCAGGCGAGAGCGGAGGGCTGGGCTCTGCTCCACGCACACCTTCGCCATCTCGAACACGAGCCGGGCCTGGTCCCGGTCGGCCGCGCACGAGTACACCTCAGCCCCAGGCTCGTTCTCCAGCAGGAGCTTCAGGGCGATCCCAGCACACAGCGACGACTTGCCGTTCTTGCGCGGAATCGCCAGCAAACTCGTCCGCACCGTGCGGGTGCCGTTCTCGGTGTGGAACAGCCGCCGCACATAGTCCTGCTGCCAGGGCTCCAGCACGAACGGCTTGCCGCCGAGCTCGCCCTTCGCGTGCGTCAGGTACTTGTGAAAGAACCTGACGGCCATGCACCCCGAGCAGGTGCATTCAGCCGAACATGAGCCGGTCTTCGTCGGTTTCCGCCGGGGCTTGGTCAACGGCGCTCACTCTCGCCAGGGCCGACGCCGTGAGGCCGAACTGCTCCGCGAAGCGAAGCATGTGCAGACGGGCGTCCTTCTTCCGATACCACGCTGGGTGATTCATCACCCTACCCTTATCGTCCATGAACGTGGCCCCGTGCTGCTTCAACTCCGTTTCGGCCTTGACCATATCGGCCAAGGCATCGCAGTAGGCCGCGAGCGTGTGCTGGTGCCGCAGGCTCATCACCTTCGACGCCTCAAGCATGGGAACGATCCGCGACCACTCGGCCCGCCCGATGTCGCAGAGATACGACGGCGGCTCGGGAATGCCGGGCGGCGCGTCGATGCCGCTCTTGTGCGGCCCTCGCACGCGGGAGCCTCGCAGGCTCAGGATTGCTTTCGGGGTTGGCTTCCTGCCCTTGCCCATTACGCCACTCGGAGGAACGACGGGAAACGCGGCACGCCGCCGTCAGTAAGTTCCTGAAACTTGAACGTAACCAGCGTGCCAACCTTCGGCGGATCACGCCGCAGCGCGTCCGTCAGCCCTGACGATATGCGAAACTCCGTCCCGTCTTGCAGTTGGGCCACAAGGGCACCAACGCAGCAGGCGTTGCGACCCGTGCCCGATTCATAGCCGACCACCGTGGCCTCGGCATCCTGAAACGTCTTCACCTTCAGGAGCGTGCCGCTGCGCTTCCGCTCGTAGCGACTGCCCGGCTCGCGGAGCATAAGGCCCTCGCCGCCCTCGGCCTCCACGCGGGCGAGTTCTTCGAGCATGTGGCCGTGGCCTTCGCACCGCCGCTGCGGCAGGGCGAAGACCGGGCCACCAGCGCCCACCGATTCAATGAGCGCCGCCTGCCGATCCTCAAACCCGCCGAGGGCCATCGGTGCATCAAACGCCGCGAAGCGGATGGGCCGCCACGCATCGCCGCCACCGTGCGACCGCACGACGCCAACCGTCTGCTGGAACTGACCGCGACCTATCCACAGTTCGCCATCTAGCGGCTCGCCAGACGGCATCGCATCAAGGAACCACTGCGGGGCGTGAATCTGCTGGCCCGTGCGCGTCGTGAGCGTGCGGCAATCCCACACCGCCCGCACGCCGTCGAGCTTCTCGCTCATCCACCACCCGGCCGGATCGGAACCGGCCCACGTCTTTGCCAGCAGCACGGCCATTACAGCACCTCCAGGGAAAGATCAGACAGGCGAACCACCGCCGGGGCACAGTCCTGCGGCGAGATCGCCCAGCGGTAGACGTTGCCATCGGGATGCCGCGACGGCGGCAGCACCGACTGTGCTGGCTTGCCGCCATACCGGACCTCAATCCCGCCGCGTTTCCGCCATCCGCATGCGGGCAGGTCATCGACCAGGCGAAAGATGCGGTGCTCGCCGCGTCCGCTGGTGTAGGTCGGCGTTGCGGCATTGGCGAGGCCCAGCCGCTCAAGCATCACGCGGCCATCGGCGTCGTCGAACTCGACATCGACGAGCCCGCCGTGGCCGAGCAACAGGCCGACGTTGTAGCCACCGGCAAGCCACTCTGCGATCACGTCGGCAACAGTGGTTGCCATCGTGTGCCACGCCTGGCCGAGCGGAATCTTGCCACGCTTCGACACGCGAACGCACGCCGCGCCGTGACCAAGCAGCGCGAGCAAATCAGCATCAACACAACCGCACGCAGTCACCACGACGCACCTCCGTTGAGCGATAAACATACGCCGATCATCGACCGTTTTTCAATGGGTCGTGAAGTGGATTTCGTGCCTAAAAAACAGGCTCGAAACGCACGCAGAGTGAACAGCCCACGATGCCCGCAAACACGCGCCACGGGCCGCTGTTAGGGCGCGAATTAGCAGAGGCTCAGACACACTTAGTCGCGCGGCGAAGGCGGCAGATAGAACGCCATCCGCTAGGGGACACCAATTTCGGCCACATGTGCGTTTCGC